TCAGGAAATCGGGTCGGGAAAGCGGAAGGCCGCCACGATGCGACGGCGCCAGGGACCGCTCAGCGGGCTTTCGACCACCGCGTGGCCGGAATAGGCGTGGATGAACCGGGGCGCCGTGCCGTCCTGCGACAGGATGCCGAGGTGTTTGGCGACCGCATCCGCCCGCATGCGGAACAGAAGCACGTCGCCAGGCTCGGGCGCGCCCGGGCACGGGTGCAGGTGCCGCAGGGCCGCGCGCCACAGCCGCTCGTCGCGCTGCGGCTCGGACCAGTCGGGCGTATAGGCCGGCACCTCTTCCGGCTCCGCCCCCAGCACCTCCCGCCAGACCCCGCGCAGGAGGCCGAGGCAGTCGGTCCCCGCCCCCCGAACGGATCCCTGATGCCGGTAGGGCGTCCCGATCCAGCCGCGCGCGGCGGCCACGAAGACATGCCCCCGGCTCATCGCCGCGACCCGCCGCCGGAGCCGCCGCTACGGGCGGGGTGAACGGTCAGCCAGTCCTCGCCCGGGATGTCCGGGAACCCCTGGTAGTTCAGGATGTTGTCGAACTTGGCGCCGCAGGTGTCGAACCGCTTGTCGCAGCCCGCCTCCAGCAGGTATCGCGCGCCGTCGCCCGGGGATGCGGCCAGCGGGGTCCAAAGCTCGATCTCTCGCCCCTCACCGGTGTCACGGTCGGCCTTGATCGGCACCATCAGCCCGGCGGCCGGACCGCTGCGAACCTCCAGCCGGCCATGGGTGAACCACCCCTCGGCATACCCCGCCAGCGGTGGAAAGCGCAGGGTCGACAGGTCGGTGACCTCCGTCGCCTCGACCTCCAGGCGATAGCCGGGTTGATCCAGATCCACCGCGCAGCCCGCACCACCCAGCACCGCTCCGCAGGGTTTGCGATAGACCCGGCCTATCGGCTGATTCAGCACCTCCGACAACCCGCGAAGCTCGGCACGGAATGCACCGGCGGCGCGGGTCATCTCTCCGATCGTGCCGCGAAACACCTGCTGGCGCTCTTCCGGGGCAGCCCAATTCACCAGCCAGGCGACGATCTCCGCCCCATCGAACCGGCCCGCCTCAATGTCCTCCTCGCTGAGCGCCGTATCGTTCAGCGCGCCGATGGCCTCGCTGTTGTCGACCGACAGGCCCGTGCCCTGTTGCAGGGCAGAGGCCGACAACCCGGTGTCGGCACGGAAGGTGACCCCGCCAAAACTCAGATCGCGATCATGGTCGGTGAACCCCATCACAAGGCCGTCGCGCCGGGTGATCGCCCAGGCATGACAGGTGGTCGTGGCACCACTTTGCAGATGGGCGGAAAGCGCAGCATCGAAGGACATCAGACCCGCACCTCCACCACCGGCACATTCGGCACATCGCCCGCCCGGAACGACGCGACCGAGGTCTGGATGCGGTCGGTGTCGAACCGCACCGGCACGTCGAACTCGAACCCGGCGGTGACCTCCATGCCCAGCTTGGGCGGCTCGGCAAAGGTCACGATCCCGGTCGTCGTATCGACCTCGTAATGAATCCCCTCCTGCAGCTCGTCATCCTCGACGCCCGCACGCACTGTCCCGGCCACCGGCTTGGAGATCGGACGGGCGTAACTCTGCGCGCCCGATCGATAGACCTTCATCAACGCAAAGGCCCGGGTCTCGCCGTCGCCCAGGGCAATCACCTGGTCGCGGAAATCCACCTCCGCGCTTGGCAGGCAGGACCGGAAGTCGGACCAATCCTTCCAGCGAAACCCGTGCAGCTGGCCCTGGCGGGCCTCGAAAAAGGCGATGAGCACCTCCACGTCGTCAAGCGAACGCATGGAAACCCCGGCGTCATAGCGCCGCCGGGAATGAGCCCAGGGGGTGTTGCGTTCCTCGAATCCGTTGGCCAGCGTCACCACTTCGGTGCGCCGCTCAGGCCCCCCGGTGGATCCGAAGGACAGGTTGGCGGGAAAGCGGACCTCGTGAAAGGACATGGCGACCTCCTCAGCGGTTGCGCTGACCGCGCGACAGCGCCCGGCCCATCTGTGCGGCGATCTGACTCTGGGACCGGCGGAAGCCATCGACATCCGGGGTGGTCACGTTGATGACCACGCTGACCGGGCGCTCCCCGCCTTCCATCCGCACGCCGAGCGACCCATCGGCGCCGCGCGACAGCGGCATGATCGCCTCCGGCCCCGCCTCGCCCATAAGGCCCGTAGCCCCGCGCATTGGGAAATAGGTGGGTGAGGACACGACCCCGCCCTTCGCGAAGGGCAGCACGCCCTGCACCAGGCTGCCGACCCCCTGGGCGATCATTCCCCCGAAGTGGTCAGTGATCGGTTTCACTGCCGCCGAATAGGCGGCATTCGACATCGACATGGCGACGGTCCGCATGGCGTCCGACAGCTTCATCCCGTCGAACAGCACCCCATCCAGCGCCCGGCGCAGCCCCCGGCTGAGGCCCCGCTCCAGGGTCTGCACATCCTTGCCCGTCTCGGCCAAGGCGGCGCGGATCCGGCGCAGCTCACTGTCGAACCCGGCGGCCATGTCGGCCGCACCGCCCAGGCTGTCGTCCAGGATGTCCACCTGCGCCTGCAGCGCCTCCACACCATTCAGCTGATCACTCATCTCGCTCTCCCTTGCCCATGGCAGCCATGCCGTCCGGATAGGCCGCCAGCAATTCGTCCAGTCGCGACCGGCCCAGGGCCGCGGCCGCCCCTTGCCGTTCCCCCAACATCAGGCGCAGCTCGGCCGGCGTCAGCGCCCAGAACTCTGCCGGGCGCAGGCCCAGGCCGCGCAGACCGGCCTGCATCAGGGCGGGCCAGTCCAACCCGCTCACCCCGCATCCTCCGGCAGGGCAAAGGCACGGGCCATCAGCTCGGCCGCCTTGCGCGCGGCCTGCATCGGCCCGCCCTCGATCTCGGCTTGCATCAGATCCTCGGCCCGCCCCTGCCAGCCGCCACCGCGCAGGCCGGCCACGATCAGCGCCAGCACGTCGCGGGTGGAAAAGGCCCCGGCCTCGAACCGCTCCGCCAGCTCGACCAGACCGCCGGCCTCCAGCAGCGTTTCCAGCTCGGCCAGCGCGCCCAGGGTCAGCTTCATCACGTGGCGCTGCCCGTCCAGGATCAGCGCCACTTCTCCGGCATGAGGGTTGGCCATGTCAGAGCGCCGTGAAGTTCAGCGCGCCGGCCGAGGCCATCGACAGCTCGTAAGTCGCCTCACCGTTGTGGGCGCCCGCGTATTCGATCGAGGTCACCTGGAACGGCCCCTCGATGATGCCGAAATCAGGGATCACCACCTGGAAGTTCGGTGTCTCGCCATCGAAGAAGATCTGCCGGGCGCGTTCGTCGCTGCCCGCGTCCCGGAAGACACCCGATCCGCTCAGGCTCGCAGACCGCACGCCAGCCCCGGCCAGCAACTCGCGCCAGCCGCCCTGGCTTTCCAGGCTGGTCACATCGACCGTTTCCGCGTTGAAGCTCAGCCGCGAGGCGCGCAGCCCCGCCAGCGTCTCGAACAGACCGGCGTCGGTCATGTCCACCTTGATCAGAAGGTCCTTGCCATTCTGCGCCACCATCATCGTCACTCCGTCGAAAGGGTCAGGTATCGTGGACCCGCGCGCGATAGCGCAGGTCGATGCGGCGCAACTGCCCCGCTTCGTCGCGTCGTGCGCGGGCCTTCAGGAAATGCAGGCCCGCCAGGACGCCGCGCGACAGCGCCGGCAAAGGCTGATCCAGCGCATCGCTGACCGCCGCCGCCACCGCCTTGGCCGTCTGGAACCCCGCCTCCGAGGTCACGACCGAGATCACCAGGTCATGCTGCGCACCGCCGCCACACATGGTGGACCAGTCACGCGCCTGTTCGGGGCCAAGGGCCACATAGGTTTCGGGGGCCGGGCCGGCGGGCGGCGCATCGAAGATTGCACTGCCCACCAGGGACGAGAGACCGGGGTCCGCCGTCAGCCGGCTGTAGATCGCTTCCTGCAGCGCGGCGGCCATTGCATAGCTCATGCCAGAACCTCCTCTCGGGCGCGGCACAGCAGGTAGCGGCCCGAGGCATCGCTTTCCTGCACCGCATCGATCAGGTAGATCCGGGCATCGTCGCGAAACCGCTGGCCCGGCTGCGGTCGGCTTTCGGCCCCCTGGGACGCGCCCCGCACGGTGATCTTCAGGCGCTGCTGAAGGCTGGCCAGTCCGGCGCGATCCCGGGCGGCGCCCGACCCCGGCCGCACTTCGGCCCAGAGCGTGCCCAGGGCTTCCCAGCTGCCGGTGTAGCCGCCGCTGCCATCGGGCTGGCGCACCTCCTGTTCCAGCACCAGCGGGCGGGTCAGACGCGGGCTCATGCGCCACCTCCCAGGCCGATGCGGATCGGACGATACCGCTCCAGCAGCGCGGTGACCCCGAAGGGCGTACAGCCTTTGCCAAGCGCCACATCATGCCGGTACTCATAGTAATGCGCCGCCATCAGCAGCACCGCCTGCGCCAGATCCGGCGGCACCGTGCCCCAGTTGGTTGCGGCCCCAGCCGTGATGAGGACCTCGGCCCGACCACCCGCCGGCAGCTTCGGCAGGGCCCCTGAAACCGCCCGCAGACGTGGCTCAAAAGGATCCAGCTGCAGATCATAATTCTCCTGCGGCTCCTCCGTCTCGGCTCCTGCCGCGTCGATCAGCGTCAAGCCGTCGAAGGACACGACCGGCGCGACGGGAAAGGGCTGGCCCTCGGGACGGCTCCAGCCGTTCACGATCCAGCGGAGCTGGCGCTGGTAGATCACCTGCCCCGTCCGGCCTTCGATCGCCGACAGCGCGGCCCGCAGGTATCCCTCCAGGATGCTGTCCTGCGCGCTGTCCTCGGCAAACCCGCTGCCCAGGTGCAGATGCTGCTTCAGCGGCGTGATCGGAAGCAGATCCGCATCCACCTGGCTGACTTCAATCAAGATCATGGTCATACTCCGATACCCGGAACCTGCGAGCCCAGCCGTTCACGGCGGGGCTGATACCCTCGACGCGTGCCTCCGAACGCTGCTCGGACGGAGGGAGCTGCTGGACAGCGCCGAAAGAGACACGCGCCCGACAGGGCCGGTCACCCGGCCCTGCCGATCCGTCACGCCTCAGGAGATGGCGAACTTCAGCAGCTTGATCGCGGCAAAATCGCTGACATCCCCGCCGACACGCTTGGTGGCATAGAACAGCACGTGGGGCTTGGCGCTGAACGGGTCGCGCAGCACGCGCAGGTCGGGGCGCTCCGCCACGGTGTAGCCGGCGCGGAAGTCCCCGAAGGCGATGGAATAGCTGCCGCCAGCGATGTCGGGCATGTCCTCGGCGATCAGCACCGGATAGCCCATCAGGCGCGCGGGTTCCCCGGCCGACAGCCCGTCCGACCACAGGAAACGGCCGTCGAGGTCCTTCAGCTTGCGCACGGCGCCTGCGGTCTTCGAATTCATCACGAAGGTCCCGTTGGCGCGGTAGCGCGCACCCAGCGAATAGACCAGGTCGACGATCGCGTCGGCCGGGTTCGTCGCGTCGAAATCGCCCGAGGTGCCGGTCACCACATAGCCCAGGTTGCCCCAGGACCAGCTGTCCTCGGCCACCTTGGTCTGGGTGAGGAAACCGGTCGGCTTGTCGGTGCCATCGCCGTTGATGAAAGCGTCGGCCTCGGCGCGGGCGAACTTGTCGCTGATGCGCTCAGCCAGCCAGCCCTCGACGTCGAAGGCGCTGTCGTCCAGCAGGCGCTGGCTTGCCTTTGGCAGGGCGGACAGCTCGAACAGCTCGATCGAGATGCGATCGACGCCCGGTGTCGTAGTCTCGGTCACGCTGGTCTCGTCGTTCCAGCCGGCGCCCATGTCCGTGGTGTCGACCAGCACATCGTAGGAGGTGGCGTTCACATGCACCACGTTGGCGATCTGCCGGATCGAGGCCGCCCCCAGCAGGGAGGAACTGATTTTGTCCGAGGTCTGCGGGTCCAGCAGATAGCCGCCGTCACCGGAGATGGCCAGGGCCTTGCCTTCAAGTTCCAGGCCGCGCAGGCCGTCGTCGTCGCCGGTCCGCAGGTAGGCGCCGATGGCCTTCTGATGCGGGGCCTCGGTTTCGGCGGCAGAGGCAAGCGCCGGACGCGCCGCGGTCAGGGATTTGCGATCAAGCATGGTCAGTCGGCTTTCCTGTTGTTGAAGTCGTGCATCAATATCGGAGCGGAAACCCTTGAACTCCCGCATGAAATCCGAAATTGCGGATTTCACCTCGGCCACCGGGGAGAGGCACTCCCCGGTCCGAGGACTGGTCTCGGTATTCCCCATCATCATCTCCTCCGATGGATCGTGAGAGAGCGCCTCAGCACTCGCCCAATTCGGCGCCTGCGGCCCGAAAGGCCGCTGCCACTTCGCGCAGGGCGTCGTCGGTCAGGGTGTCCCCCTTGGCCGCGACCCGCGCACTGGGCAGCATCGGGAAGGTCACCAGGGACACCTCCCAAAGCTCCAGTTCCGTCAGGAGCCTGCGGCCCCCCTCGTCCTTCGCAGCCCGCTTGGTGCGATAACCGATGGACAGCCCGTCGATGGCGCCGGCGCGCACCAGGGCGGCGGCCTCCCGGCCCTTCGCGACGCTGTCCAGCAGGCGTCCCTTCACCCACAGGCCGGTTTCGTCCTCGCGGATCTCTTCCCAGACGCCGATCGGCTGGGCCGGGTCGTGCTGCCACAGCATCTTCACCCGCCGCCCCTCGGCCGCGATCCGCGACAGCGAGCCCGCATAGGCGCCCTTGGCCACCACGTCGCCGCCCTGGTCACAGGTGCCGAACCGCGAGGCGTAGCCCTCGATCTGCAACCCGTCCGCATCCACCACCAGCTCGGCGTCGAAGCGGTGGAACTTGCACTCCAGACCGGTAAACCCCTGAGTATCCATCACTCTCTCCATCCCACGCCGCATCACGGCAGCTGTTCGATGATTGACTGGAAGGCCTGCGCCAGGATCACGCCGACGATGCCGAAGACGGTCAGCCACAGGCGTTTTTCCAGGCGTTCCACCAACTGCTCCAGCCGTTCGATCCGGCCGTGCAGCCCCTCGATCTGCATTCGCGACAGGCGCTCATGCGCCTCCAGCCGCAGCGAGGGGCCGCACTCGAAGGCCTCGTAGCCGCCCGTACGCCGCGGGTCGCGGACCTCACTCATCACCGGTGTCCTCGACCGGCAGCCCCAACAGGGCGCGTTTCTCGGCCCGCGACAGGAAGTCGGCATTGGCCACCCGGTTCCATTGCGCATCCCGCTCGGCCGCCAGGGCGGGCACGTGATCCAGGTCGGGACCCAGCCGCAGATCCTCCCCGCTGAACCGCTCCAGCCACTCGCCGATCGCGGCGGTGACGCGGGTCGCCAGGGGCAGCACCGTCAGCCGGTAGAAGGCCCGATGCGCCTCCTGGTAGTTGGCATAGGTCGCCTCGCCGGGGATCCCGATCAGCATGGGCGGCACACCGAAGGCCAGGGCGATCTCCCGCGCGGCGGCCTCCTTGGTCTTCTGGAACTCCATGTCGGAGGGGCTGAATCCCATGGGCTTCCAGTCCAGCCCGCCTTCCAGCAGCATCGGCCGCCCGGCATTGGCGGCGCCCTGGTGGTGCATCTCCATCTCGCTGACCAGGCGGTCGTACTGGTCTGCACTCATGACGCCCTCGCCGTCGACGCCGCTGTAGACGATCGCCCCCGAAGGACGTGCGGCATTGTCCAGCAGCGCCTTGGACCAGCGCGAGGCGCTGTTGTGCACGTCGACCGCCTGGGCCGCCGCCTGCATCGGCGATAGGCCGTAGTGATCGTCCTGCGGATGAAAGCTCTTCAGGTGGCAGATCGGCGCCCGCGGTCCGGTCACGTCGAACCGGTGCTTGCGCCCGCCCACCTGGTATTCAAAGGCCACCGGCCAGCCATCGGCGCCGGGCACCAGGCTCATCCGGTCCGAGCGCAGCACATGCAGCTCCACCGGGGTGCCCTCATCGGCCGCGACCGCCTCCAGGTAGCCGTTGCCCGTCAGCAGGATCTGCCCGTAAAGGCTTTCCAGCAGCTCGGCCCGCCCCTGCGCCGGGTTCGGCGCCCGCAAGAGGCGCAGTACCGGATGCTCCGCATAGCGGCGCTCTGCGTCCTGCAGCACCAGCGGCAGGGCGGCGGCGGCCTCGGCGATCATCTTAACCGCACGGAACCCCACCGGATTGCCGGCGAACCCGGTTCGTGTCAGAGAGGCCGCATCCCGGGGGCTCCAGGTGACACGCCCGGCGGAGTGATAGGCGATCACCCGTCCCGTGGCCGAGGCCTTGCGCTCCGGTGCGGTGACCGGGCCTGCGCTGTCGCGACGGAAATAGTCGATGACCCCCATGCGTCTCTCCTTCATTGCCTTGCGGTCGTTGCCTGCCGGGCACCGCATGTCGGCGCTCCGTTGCGAAGAAATCTCTGATCAATTTCTTAAGAAGCGCCTCGGTCACCGTGCGCTGCCCCGGCCCTCACCTCTCAACACGCTGTTCCGAAAACGAAAAAGGGCGCCGACCCTCCCGGATCGACGCCCCTTTCGCACTTTGCTGCAAAGCCACGGAGGCTTTGCAAATCACCCTAAAGCACCCGCAACTGCGGCTTCTTGCGCGGGGCGGCACTCAGCATCAGCTCATGCAGCGCCCAGACCAGGGCATCCAACCGATCCGGGCTGCCCAGCCCTTCCCAACCCTGCCGCGTCATCTGCGCCAGCTGGTCCTCCAGCGCACCCAGGCCCCGGACGTGCAACACGCGCCCCTGCTCGTAAAGCGCCGCCACAGGCTCCGCCCGGGCGGCTTTGCCCCGCACGGCACGGACCTGTTTCAGCGGCACCAGAGGATCGACCTGGCGCACCACGGCCTCCACCAGATCGCCGCCCTGGTTCACCTCGGCCACGATGCGATCCGCGCCATGGCGTTCCATCGCGGCAATAGCCGCCTCGGCCCATTGCACCGGACTGGCGGCGCGCAGGCTGGCATCTTCCAGCACATAGGCCCGCCAGTCCTGCACCGGCCCCCGTGCGCGCAGGCCGGCCACCACGATCCCGCATTCGTCCGACCCGGCGTGCCCCGTCACCGGTGGATCGACCGCCACCACCACCCGGTCCAACTCGGGCACAGCGTCAACCTGCGCCGCGGCCAGCATCGCCCCGGTCCAGAGCGCGCCCTCCGCCTCGCCCATCATCAACCCATCCAGCTCCTGCCGCCCCATGCGGGTCCCGGCGTAGCGCGCGCGCACCTCCTCCAGGAAACTCTCGGCCAGATTGGCCCGGTTGGCCTCCGTCGGTGCATGGGTCGTGACCGTCGACGGGCTGTCCAGCAGCCGCTTCAGCACGCCCACGTTGCGCGGCGTGGTGGTGACGCACACGCGGGGATCCTCTCCCAGGCGCAGGGCGAACTGCAGCATGTCCCAGGTCGCCTCCGCCCGCTTCCACTTGGCCAGCTCATCGACCCAGGCACCATCGAACTGCGGCCCGCGCAGGGCCTCGGGATCGCCGGCGGAGAAGGCCATGGCCTCCGCCCCGTTGGGCCAGACCAACCGGCGCCGGCTGGCTTGCCACTCGGGCCGGCGGTCGGGTGGCGAGCAGGCCAAGATGCCACTTTCGCCGAAAATCATCACGTCGCGCACCTGGTCGTAGGTCTCCCCCACAAGGGCCAACCGGCTGCAGCGCCCCGGATCGCAGGGACGCGCCCCCTCGACCTGGGCGCGCACCCATTCCGACCCGGCGCGCGACTTGCCGGCCCCGCGCCCCCCCAGGATCACCCAGGACCGCCAGGTGCCCTCGGGCGGCAGCTGATGCGGCATCGCCCAGAACTCGAATAAAAAAGGGAGAGCACGAAGCTCTCCCTCATCAAGGTCATCCAGGAACCGTTTCTGTACATCCGCATCTGCGGAGGCGATCCAGGCGGCACCCGATCGAAGCCCTTGCGGCATCGAGGTCGATTTCGTCTCCCCCGCTCCCTGTCCCGTTCCGCTGTCGTACTCCAT